TCTCCTCAAGGTAATCTTTCAGCTTATGGCGTTACTGCATCTAAATTCCATGGATTCACTAAGTCTTTCGTAGAGCATGGCTATATTATAGGTTTCGTCTGTGCCCGTGCCGATCTTACTTACCAACAAGGGGTCAACAAGATGTGGCTTCGTTCTACGGTCTACGACCTCTATTGGCCGACATTCGCCCATCTTGGTGAACAGGCTATTGAGCTTCGTGAGATTTATGCCCAAGGTACTGCAGCTGATACTACTGTTTTCGGCTACCAGGAACGTTATGCTGAATACCGTTATAAGCCTTCGCAGATTACAGGTAAATTCCGCAGCTCTGTAACTGCTGGTAATCTTGACGTCTGGCACCTGTCCCAGTTTTTCAAAAACGCTCCAACTCTCAACGAGGAATTCATTACGGAAAATCCGCCTATTGAGCGCATTATCGCCGTTCCCAGTGAGCCTGAGTTCTTGCTCGATGTAGGCTTCCGGTACACTACTGTTCGTCCTATGCCTATGTTCGGTACGCCCGGCCTTGTCGATCACTTCTAGAAAGGAGCTGGTTATATGTCATGGCTCTCTAATACTTTAGGTAGTGTTGCTGGTTCTGTTCTCGGGTCTGTGGTTCAGAATCATTACAATTCCGCTAACGCCGCGCAGGCTAACGCGTGGAATGTTGAAAATTATAAGCATCGTTATCAATGGGCTGTTGATGATATGCGTGCCGCTGGTCTCAATCCTATTCTGGCCGCAACTAATGGTATAGGCGGTTCAATATCTGGAGCTTCAGCTGCTTCCGTAGGTATGAGTGATATCGGTTCTACCATGAACTCTGCTAGAGCCGCTAGTGCCGCTGAACGTCAGGCTAAGAATGCCGAGCATCTCGCGATTTCTCAAATCGATAAAAACGTCGCAGAAGCCGATTCTACGCGTCAGGCGACTCATGGAACAGTACTCCAGAACGGTATATTAGCGAACGATTTGAATCTTCGTGAGCAGACTTATGAGAAACGTCTTGGTTATGAGCTTGAAAAGATGAATCTAGAGCTTGAAAACCTTCGTCTTCAGGGTTCTTATCTTAGCTCTGGTGTATTAAATAATATTGCTTCCGCTAACCGCGCTAATTCTGCCGCTGCTTTCGACAACATCCAGACTGAAATGGCAGGTATGGAACGTGATTTCTATAAAAATCTCGAAAGCCTTACGGGTGCTCCTAGGTCTGTCGCTAGTGGTGTTGGTTCTGCTGTGAAAAATGTTATAGGCTTCCTCGGAGGTCGCTATTTTGGAAGGAGATAAATAAATTATGTCTAATAAAACTACTATGATTCTAACCTTCATCGTCACTGTTGTTGTCCCCTTCATTCAGGAAGTTGTGGATCTAATTGAAGCTCTGAAAGGTAGAGCTTCTTCGAATACTGTTACTGCCAAAAAAGTTGCTTCGGACTTTCAATCCGATGTTGCGCAGCTTGTTGAGCCGGTTTCTAATAAGAGTGATTCTAAAAAAACTAGCCGTTTTTTCGGTTCCTGGAGGGATACTAAATGAGAAGGCGTCGTATTTCTAGACGAGGTTCTCGCCGTCTATTCCGGCGCACTTCCAAATCTCGTTTCAAAAATTTCAAAAGAGTAGGACGAGGTGGATTCAGGATTTGACATTCTGACTAAATCCTGATACAATCAGTACAGGTGATAAGTATGGTATGTTATAATCCTATTCTCATGTACCCAGTCGAAGGAGCGATCACGAAAAACGGGAAACAGCATTATAGTTTCTACGGCAGCCTTGCCGCTCACCCTGAACTTGCTAATGATAACCGTTTCATTCGTTGTTCCTGCAAGCAGTGTATCGGCTGTCGGCTCGAAAATTCTCGTCAATGGGCTGTCAGAGCTGTTCACGAAGCCCGTACTTCGTCCTCAGCTTATTTCGTCACTTGTACATTCGACGATTATCATCTTCCGTCTGACAGAAGCTTGAGCAAGAAATTTCATCAGACGTTCATGAAAAATCTTCGCCGTGAGTATGGCAGTGGTATTCGCTTCCTCGGCTGTGGTGAATATGGTGAACTTCATGGCCGTCCCCATTATCATTATATATTGTTTAATATTGATTTCCGCGACAAAATTTTTCGGTTCCGTACAGACGGTTATAATACTTATACTTCTCCTCGTTTTTCGAAAATCTGGAAATACGGTATGCACCTTATTGGTGAGTTTAGTTTCGATGCTGCTGCTTACGTCGCGCGCTACGTAGTGAAAAAGCAGACTGGAAGTAAAGCTTCGGCTCATTATAATGGCCGTACGCCTGAGTTCATGCTGGCATCCAATCGTCCTGGCATAGGCGGAAAATGGCTTGAAGAGCACGGTGAAGAGTGTTATGCTAATGATTTCGTTGTCATTAATGGCAGGAAAATGCGTCCTCCTCGTTATTATGATAAGAAATTCGATGAAACACATCCTCACTGGATGGAGTTTATTCGCAGCAACCGTATTGAGAAGATGCTTCATAATCTGGAGAACAATACTTATGAGCGTCTTGTTGACCGCTGTCGAGTGCAGGAAGGTAAATATAAGCATTTTCTCGGCAGAAAACTTGACAAGGTATTATGATTGTGTTATCATTAAGTCAGAAACGAGGTGATGCCTATTCGCGAACTTGAAGCTGTTGAAAAATTCTGTAATAGTCGCAATATTCTTTTTAATTATTCTTTCCGCGGCACTAAATATGCCGCTTACCGCCTTAAGCCTGATGATTCTAGAGTTATTCGCCTTGATAATGACTATTATGTCATATCAGCCACGCTATATCTCATGATTCGTAGGTATTTAGTTGCATTTAGAAAAGGAGATGGTTCTGCTGAGACTCTATTCCATTTATGACTGTAAGGCTGAACAGTTCAGCCCTCCACAGGTCTACCACAATGACATGCTTGCGCTGCGAGCTTTCGAAGGTTTAGTTAACGATGATAAGACACTTATTAATAGCTATCCTGAAGATTTCAGTCTTCATTATGTCGGTAACCTTGGCGATTCTGACGGCCGTTATTATATTGACAGTTCTGACGAATCCCGCGTTCCTATACTGGTTGGTCGCGCCGTAGATTACGTACAGGATCTTGACAACGACTCGACTAAATGATAAGCTGATTAAGAGCGTATCAGAAAAAGGACGATCTCACGGAGATCGCCCTTTTTTTGTGCGCCACGCCCGCCGCGTCTAGGCGCCTGCGAAAGGAGGTGAAACTATGAAGTTCAGGACAGCTTACGATCCCGTAGAAGAGCATGATCATTGCGGCATTGAATTCACCATGCCGTCCTTAACCGTACAGGACGAAAAGGATGAGACTGATATCAATTATATCGTCAACAAATACGCAGACGGTCAGAAAGGTATAGCCACTCTCGACCTCGGCGATAGTTCGCAGTATGCTTTCCTTCAGTTCGGAGATGCAACGCTCCCTGGCGATTACAGCACTGCGCTCGAGCTTGTTTCCGGAGTTCGTGAAGAATTCTACAGCCTACCCGCTTACGTTCGAGCTAAGTTCGGTCACGATCCCATGAATTTCATCAGCCAATTGAATGATCCTGCAACGCTCGAATATCTCCAACGAGAAGGTCTGTATGGTAGCAATCATACCTTTGATGAACTACAACAGTCCGCAAGTAATGAACAAACACAGGAAAAAAGTAACACTTTAGAACACAATAATGAAGAAATACGAAAATAGCGGCACCGAAGCCAGTTACTTACTTGATGCAACTGGCGTAGGTGACGCAATAATAATCTAAAACCTAATAATAATTCGCTTTAGATTAATTATTAGGTTTACACTCTGAAGAAGGTGAAAAATTGGCTCGAAAAATTAGAGTTCGAGGTCATCGCTTCAGCGATGCTCCTGCAATGTATATGCGGCGGACGAAATTCGACCGCTCTCATGTTTATAAGACCACTTTCAATTCAGGTAAGCTCATACCTGTTTTCGTCGACGAAGTACTGCCTGGCGATACTACTCGTATGTCTATTAATTACTTCGCTCGATTAGCTACTCCTATTAAGCCTATTATGGATAATATCTATCTCGATTGGTTTTTCTTTTTCGTTCCCAATCGCCTAGTATGGGATCATTGGCAGAACTTCTGTTTCGAACAGGAGGATCCTGATGATAGTACTGATTATGTTATTCCGACTACTATGGCTAACGATAACAATAATAATAGGTATGTCGGTTCCCTATGGGATTATTTCGGGTTGCCCATTAATACGTCTGGTACTATATCTGGTATTAATGCTCTTCCGTTCCGCGCTGTCTACCTCATCTGGAACGAATGGTTTCGGGATGAAAATCTCCAGAAATCTGTCAAGATACAGAAAGGCGACACCAACGAAATATTGGATTCTTCTCGCGTTTCCGATCAGCCTTCTTGGTTATTCGAGTCTGGAACTGGCATTTTTCCTGGCTATCCTTGCCCTCCTCGCGGTAAGCGCCATGATTACTTCACTTCCGCATTGCCTTGGACGCAGAAAGGACCCGGTGTATCTATAGGCCTTGCCGGTACCGCTACATTAGTCGACCCTTCGCCTGTTTCAGGCTATTTTGTGCAGCAATCCAATAACAGCTTAGGTGCTGCTCAACTATCGGAAGATGGTGGCGTTCATAGTGTCTATACCGGAAACGGCACATTGAACTATCAAGGTGGTTATAGCGTCTCTATAGCTGGTCACTCTGTCAATAGCTCCGGTACAGCTACTGTCACTGCCCAACCCGGTTCTTCATGGCTTTCTAAATCTGCTTACGCTGATTTGGATTCCTCTAGCATTTTCACGATTAACAGTCTTCGTACTGCTTTTCAGATGCAGAAGTTCTACGAACGTCTTGCTCGCGGTGGTAGTCGGTACACTGAAGTGCTTCGCTCTTTCTTCGGCGTTGTTTCTCCGGACGCTCGTCTTCAGCGTCCTGAATTCTTAGGCTCCTTCACCAAGATGGTGAATGTCAATCCAATAGCGCAGACTTCCGCAACTGATGACACCTCTCCTCAAGGTAATCTTTCAGCTTATGGCGTTACTGCATCTAAATTCCATGGAT